TCGCTATTCAAAGACACCCACACCCCTACTGCCGCCAGCAAGGAAGGTAACAAATTCAAGAGAGTTTCGATGCTCATTTCTTTTTTTCTTTCGGTTTGGGCTTGTCTTTGTTCTTCTCCATCCACTTCTTCAATGCCACGATGTTCTCTTTGCGGGTCATCGGAGGAGTTTACGAGCGAGGTCCGGGTCGATTTGATCGTGGCCCCCGGAGATGGTCATGCCGTTCTGAAAGTACACCGCTGAGTCAGGGAACATATCGGCACCTGAGTTGGACGTGTACTCAGGGAAGATGGTCATGTTTGCGCAGAGGTACTCCACAAGGCGAGTGGTGTAGAATTGCGCGTTCTGCCTTGCGTTCTCAATTTCGCGGTGTAGGTCCGCCTCGGAGATGGCCGAGGTATTCTCCGCCGTCCGGATAACCAACCCGCCGTTGTCGAGCTTGACGTACAAGTTCGGGAGGAGTTCAACCATCGACCACCACACCGTCGCCTTCCTCACGTAGCCGTCTACGAGGGCCTCGTAGTTGCCCGTCAGGGTGTCGGCTTGGATGTCGGCCTTCAACTTGTTCAGAAGGTCTGTGCCGAGGTATTGTTGGATGTGTTTGTCTTGTGCCAAGATGATGGCCGGAACCATGACCGCGTCTTCCACCCCGCCGTTGAGCTGGGTCATACGCTTCATGTAGTCCGGGTTGACAAAGAGAACTTCTGCGGTGAGTGCCATTTATACGGGTGTTGTCCAGTTCTTGGGTTCGAGGAAACCACGGTTGACTTGCTCTCGTGTGGGCTTGGCAACGCGCGGGTCATTTTGTGGCAGCGGTTCCAACCCTGCCTCACGCAAAATCTTGCGGGCGCGGTTGACGCTGATTTTCTTGTTGTTCTTGCGGAGGTAGGTACGGCGCTCCCAAAAATGTTGGCACGATCCGCCCCCGTGGTACAAAAAGAGGTCGTAGGTATCGGAGCCGTTTGGTCCCCATCCGGGGTTCACAGCACGATTTGAGGCGGCGTCGATGTCCTCCTTTCTCCATACGCGGTTGCCAGCGGCCACCATGCGCTTGCAAAAGTCCCTCGATTCGTTCCCGTTCTTTCCTGTGACTTTGGGCATATAAGCATATCGAACTTTCACGAGCTCGTTGTCTTGTTCCGACTTGGCTTGGGGCTTGCCTGAGGGCACGCGGGCGAAGTTCCAAAGGGCATCTTGTGTGGCCTCGGTTTCTACGTCCACCCGGCGGGCGTCAATCAACTCCCATTCGTCGTCGACTTCTTCGCCCATTTCGATGAGGTAGTCACAAGCGAGGTCGAGTTCAACGGTTTCCGACAACTTCTCGGCCTCTACGGGCTCCATAGGCGGCACTTCTTCGACCGAGACAATGGTAGGTGCTCCCGCCGCGATGAAGATGGATTCTAGGGCGCTTTTTACGATTCGTTGGTAGGGCTTGATGACTTGGCGGTCGAACAACTCCGAGGCGACTTCAAGTTCTTGGGTGTTGCCAAGTTGTCCCGCCGTCTTAACTCCGAACATAGCCGAAGACACCACGCGGTGACCAACCATGATCTTGTCGGACACCTCGGTTGAGAGAAATTGGTATTGTTTGTCGGCATCGGAAAGCGGGAACGGCTCAAAGTCGGGTTTGCGGTCGGGAGAGTCGGAGTAAGTCACAATGAACTTGCCGGCATTCGTAGCCCCGGCCAATTGGCGTTCGATGTCGTTTCTGATTCTCAAACGCTCCTCCTGCGCTGGGACTCCGTTCTTGAAGTGAATCGTGAACGAAGGGGCCAACCCGTTCTTGATGTTGTTAATATGGTATTTGCCGATTTCCTTGTCGAGCTCGATGTAGTCAATCGAACCGATATAGTCCGGCTTGGGGTAGTAGTAGGAACCGGGAGAGAACGGCTTGACGTACAAGATTTGGACGGGGTAGTCCACCGAGTCGGACGGGTCAAACGCACGCACCACCTCCGGCTCGCACGTCTTGTCGGCCCAGTCCTTTGAATAGTAGTAGAAGTTGACGTCCTCGTTCTCGTCTACTTCCGCGCTCCGGATGTTCTCGAACGGACAATGGCGGACCTTGGCGATGGTGCTCCGGTCGATTGAGTACACCACCTCCAATGCGAACCCGCCTTGAATCTTGAGGTCGAGACACGCCTTGCGGACCTCGTCTTGCAAACCCCACTCCTCAATCTTCAAACGCGCCTCCAACGTATCGGCCTGTACGCCGTCGCCGAAGATCATGTACGCAATGGACGTGCATAGGGCGTTGTGCGTGGCGCTCGACTTGTAGAGGTCGATGAGGTATTGAGGGAAGAGGTTGTCGTCGCCGTAGTTTACGAACCCTTGATTCGAGGGCTTCTCGGCGTACGAACGCTCTTGGTATTCTTTGAGCTTCAGTAATTCCATGTCATTCGTAATATATGACGTTGTCAGGGATTGTCACGGTTGGGATGGTCCACGCGGGTTCGTCGCTCACCTTGCAAGTGCCCACCTCACACACCCCCACCACCACCGCGTCGGTAGGGTCGAGGTTAAAGTCGGAGTTTTGGCCATAGATGGTGTAGGTGTAGAGGCCCGATTCGGTCAAAAGGATTTCCCCGTTCACCGGGTCGTCGTTGTTTGTCGGGAGGTCCGCTTGGGTATATCTCTCGTTGTCGTATTGAAAGTTGAAGATGCAAGCAAACTGCTCCTCGGTGGCCTGATTTGTCAAGACCAAAAGGTAGTCCGTAAACGCGGCAAGGAACTTGCGCGCTTCAAACGGCGTGGTATAGACGACGTTGGTGGCAGAATTTGGGACAAGGTGAATCATAGGTCTAAATAAAAAAGGGGAAGGCCAACGCCCTCCCCCTCCTTGTAACAATAACGGCCTAAGGTGGCCCGGTATTTTTGCAGTCTTAAGGTGCAGCCGTGATCGTGATGTTTACACCACTTGGTGCGCCTGCGGTCAACGCCAAGAATGGAGCTGGGGCCACCTCTTGGGCAGAGAACTCAATCGTGAATCCGTTTTGGTCTCCGGCAGCGGTTCCGGTCTGGGCGGTTCCGCCCGTCACTTCGACGCCGTTTTTGTGTCCCATGACGAACCAGTTGTCGTTGTTGTCTTGAACCAACACCGCCATGCGACCTTTTACGAGGTTGCTAATTTCTGCGATGTCCGCAGCGGCAACCTTGTTGAACGTCACCGAGCAAACTTGGTCAAAGTAGACCGTACCTGCGGCGAGGTCGGAGGTGATAGTTTGATTCAAGGAACCAGACCCACGGGTCATGTCGTAGGTGTAGAAGGTTTCAGCTGCAGTGGCGTCGGCCACTTCGCCGCTCGCTTCGTCGTCCCAAAATCCGTCAGTCCATTCGGAAACGTAGATGCGTTTGATTCCACCGAGGGCATCCTTACACCCTACGCCCCGTCCGGCCAAAGTAAGTGAACAAGCCATGTTTTAAGGTTTAGGGAGAGGCGGGGGAGCCCGAAGGCCCCCCGTTGTCTCGGTTAGTTATTAGCTAGTGCGGTAAGCGAAACCAGCAGAAGGAGCATCCACAATTTGCGTACCAGCAGAGAACTGCATGATGACGCGGGTCACGTCGTCACCTGTGACACCTGTCAAGTCAAGGATGGACGCTTGGATGTGGTCAGTCAAGAGGTTTGTACCGAAGTACAAGTTGTCAGCACGAGACAACAAGAATGCGTCGTTTGGCATACCTGCTGGCGTGATGATCTCGTAGCCAGCGTAGCGCGTAGCCAATCCGTCGTTCAAGAACGGCAGAGAGTACGTTGCGGCGAGGGCTTGGTAGTAGAGTTGTGCAGAGGCACGAGACATGAACAACTTGGTGTTGGGGTCGCCCGCGATAGCCGTTGGAGCTTCGGCGGTCAAGTCAGCCAAACGCGTCAAGATGTTTGCGTTCGTAGTTGCACCTGTCAACTGCTGCATGGTGCCGGCGTTGTAGCCGTCCACCAAGTGACGACACAATCCGTCGAAAGAGGTGTACGTTGCTCCGACGTTGGTTCCGTCTGCGCTGTTGAAGTTTCCTGACCACAAGTTGCGCTCCACAGACTCGGCCACCTTAGCGGCGACGTATTGAGCCGTGTAAGTCACGAAGTCGGCGGGTGCTCCGTCGTTCTGAGAACGAATCAAGGCAGACTCCCACGTGGCGCGGAGGTCGGCGTTGCACACCTGCTCGTTGACTTTGAGGGCAGCCGCTTCGAGGACGGCTTCACCCACGGTCAATTGACCAGAGGCAGGGGTTGAGAAAGCGCAGTCGTCATTGGCTTGGATAGCCGCGCCGGAGAACTTCCGGAGAACTGCTTTTGAGTGGACGTTTTCGATTACTGAGACGTAACCGTTTGCGATGGTGTCGGCTGCGAGGATAGCGGCAGACACGTATGGACGCGCTGCAACTCCTGCGTAAGTTCCGACCTGTACAGTAGCGTTAGCCATGTTTTAGGAAAATTGATTGAGGAGGGCAGAGACGCGCTCCGAGGTTGATAGATTCTTGAGGTTGACGGGCTCCACGTTGGCCGTGGGTGCCGCGTGCTTCAAACCACCTTCGGCGGCTTGCTTCTTCATTGCTTCGAGTTCCGCTTTCACGGAGGCCAGCTCGACCGCTACGGGGTCGTCTTGTGGTTCTTCGGTTGCTTCGGCAACGTCTTCCACTTCGGGCTCTTGTGAGGACATCTCTTCTTTGTCTTCCGCTTCGACTTCCTCTTCCACGACCTCCTCGGATGGTTCCTCAGCGGGAGCGAGGGCAGCGATGGCCTCGGCGATCAATGCCTCGACCTCTTCGCGGGTGACGTAGTTGATAGTCACTTCTTCCATCTCTTCGTCTTCTTCGGACAACTTCTGGTCGGGAGCGTCCTTCGTAGGTGCTTCCTTTGCGGGTGCTTCTGCGACGGGCTCTTTGGTCTTGGGCGCGTTGCTGTCGGCCTTGCCTTCTTTGCCTTCGCCCTTGCCTTCGATGCCGGCTACCTTGCCGCCGTCGGCAATTTTGAGCACGCTTCCATCTTGCAAGGTGTAGTCACCTTGAGGGAGCGGGATGCGCTCACCCTCGTCGTTGATGATGTACGCTTCGGCACCTTCGGAGAAGTCGTCGGCGTCGGTGTAGATGACGGTGCCGTTTTCGAGTACGGCTTCTGCAAGTTCGGTCCGGGGCTCCTCCGTCACCGTGAGGT